GCCTTACCGTCTGCTTGGATGCAATGGAGAAGTAAGCAAAAAGGAAGTCAACTCTCAAGACCGGAGTTGATCAACGCGCTCAACATGAACACGCGAGGGTTGGATTTGCCATATCAGCAGCAGGGAAATAGCACGATTATAAGATGAGCGATCCTTATTCATTTGACGCTGTGCCGAAGCAGCCGACGGGGCTGCCACCGATAGAGTGGTCTCCGCCGAGTGATCCACTCAGGAGTGGCAGTTATCCGTATAGCGAGGCTGCGGATTTGGCTCGGAAGGGGATTATTTATGGATTAGGAAGGGCGGCTTATCCGCTCCAGCAGATGGCATCTGGACGGCCCGAGGAGATTATACAGGGGCTCGGCCAAGGGATGCAGGATTGGGCTTCGCCGGAGTTTGGTGGGGCTCTGGCAGCGCTTCATTTAATGCCTTATTATAAGTACGGTGCTCATGATTTGACGCTTGCTCATGATGTCGTTGATGATCTCGGCAAGAAGGTAGCTGAGTTCACTATGCACCGCAGGATGGAGGACCCAGGACTGGCTGGGATTCCGTGGGCTGTTTCAAGAGGGGAGAAATCCGGTTCGGGACCACTTGGTGGATCGCCGGGCGCTCTTGGACACAGAGAGCTCAGAAGTTTGATACCTGAAGTGAGAAAGCTGTATCCGGAGTTTGAAAGAGTAGTTGGAGAGCACAGGATAAGTGGAGCTGGAAGGCAAGCAGAGGGAGAAGGGGGTACTGGCTACGGATATGTACCTGTGCGAATAAGAAAGGATATGAGCCCGGAAGAGCTAGAAACGGCTAAGGCTTCTGCTGCACAATGGATGGAGGATTTGCACACTGGACTTCTTGGAGCGGAGTATAAGGGGAAAGAGCCGGAACCAGAGTGGCTTAAGATTTATCGAGAACGACAGAGGACAGGACTATCTCCGGAAGGACCGCCTCCAGATGTACCGAGAGTGCAGGCAACGCCGAGAGAACTTTCTCACGCCTCGATGGTTGCTGAAGCAGTTCGACGAGAAGCTACTGATGCGTATAATCAGGGCCGGATTACTCCACAGGAGTATAATGAGAGAATTGCTGCGGCGAATGCTTCGGTTAGGCGAACGGCTCAGGCTAGTGAACAGCGGAGGGCTGAACAAGGAACTGGGCCTGAAAGTTGGTTGGATGTCTTACGACGGAGAATTGGACAGCAGCTAGAGGCAACTGAACCAGAAGTGCAAGCTGCAAGGGCACGTGGTAGGGCGACAGCTGCAGGAGAGGCTGGAATGACACAGCCAAGCGAGTTCGAGCGTTTGCGTGAGCAGCGTAGAGAGGAAGCCTCTAGAAGAACGACGAGACCGCAAGGGACGAGACGCTTGCAGGAGCGAGAGCAAGACTAATGCTAAGCATTAGCGAGGCGCAAGAGATTGCTTTGGAAAGCTTCGAAGATCCGGCTTTCTTCTGCCGGACTTTCTTGCCAGAGTGGTTTTATTTGCCAATGCCCTGGCTTCATCGAGGCATGTTGGCAGTGCTCTCGAAGCAGACGGATTGGTTACTGAAATTCGGGGAGGAATCTTGGCCGAAGGGGCATGGAGTATGGAGTGAGAAGCAGCTTGATAAAATCCTCCGTCATTTCTCGTGGAAGGCTGAGCCGGAGAATCCTCTATGTCCCGCTAAGCCGATATTCTCCGCCGAGCGAGATTCTCGCGGAAGGATTTGCAGAGTCGATTTGGTTCTCTCGGATAAGATGCTCTTTATCATGCCAAGAGGGGTGTCTAAGACTACGCTTGTCAACGCGCACAACCTGAGGGAAATAGCGCGACATGAAACACCGTTTATGGTGTACCTTAGTGAAGCAGCTACCCACGCTGAGGAACAGCTACAGAATGTCAAGAGGCAGATGGAAACGAACGGCCTCTTTATCACGGTCTTTGGTGATAAGAAACCCTCGAGAAGCGATCCAGAAAAGTGGACGCAGAGTTTTATCGAGACCACTGACGGCGTGGTGGTAGCGGCGAAAGGGAGAGGAGGGCAAGTAAGAGGAAAGAATGTCGGAGCAAAACGCCCTGACGTGATTATCTTTGACGATGTGGAGGACAGAGAATCAGTTAGGACGGATGAGCAACGGCATAAGACCCTTGATTGGTTAAAAAGTGATGTCGAAAACGCTTTGCCACAGATTGGTGAGCAGAGGGGAAGGCTTATAGGATTAGGTACGATTCTCTCACCAGATGCATTACTTCCGACTTTGTCGAAGCTGCCAGAGTGGCTGACGATTACGTTTGGAGCAATTGATCCAGATGGAGATATGCTTTGGCAACACTACATGACGAGGGCCCAGTTTGATGCAAAGCGTCAATCCTATGCACGTCTCCGAAAGTTACATCTCTTCAATATGGAGTTCTCCTCGACGACAAGGGCGGAAGATGAAGGCTCGATCTTCCAGCAACGCTATTTCAAATACGCTCCCATGTCGAGGGAAGATTTCATCAAGCAATGCCCTGGAAGGGCGATTGTAATTGATCCTGCTATTAGTGAGAAGAAGGAGTCGGATTTTACTGCGCTTGCAGTAGTTGGAATGACCGAAGGTGGTCAGATTCATGTAGCTGATATTTTCATGGAGAGAGGACTTCATCCAAAGGATCAAGTAGATAGATATTTTCAGATGCACTTTGCTTATGATTGTAATAGACATGGAGTTGAAACTGTGGCTTATCAAAAAGCACTAGTTCATTTACTTAAAGAAGAGATGTTTAGAAGAGGGAAAACTTTTGGCCCACAAGCATACTTCGAAGTGGAACCTATCACTCATGGCAGAGTATCTAAAGAGGAGCGTATTGAAGGGATTCTTGCTCCGCGGTATGCAGCAGGGTACATCACACATGATCACTCCTTTACGGAGTACGAGCTTCAGTTATTGGATTATCCTACTGGTAAAAAAGATGGTCCTGATGCAGTTGCAATGGCGGTGGCCTTGCTTGATCCTTATGCGGCTTTTGCTTTTGATCCTGATAATCAGGACCCGGATAAACTGGCGAAGGATCAATTTAAGCCAATTGATGAAGAATTAGAGGGATGGAGAACTGCACCGTGAGATTAGCAAAAATTAGACGAATAAGTACAGTAGAGCAAATGCTGGCTCGTATAGAGGAGAACAGCATTGTTAATTCCTCTGGCTGCAAGATATGGATGGGAGCACGCAGTGATTGTGGGTATGCTGTGGCTCGTTTCAAAGGAAAATTGATTGCTCTTCATAGATTTGTCTGTGAGCAAGCTTATGGTCCGTTAAAAGGTAGAAATGCCAATCATCACTGTGATGTTCCTTATTGTCTTGAATCGACACATATCTATCCTGGAACGCAGACACAGAACATAAAGGATTGGTGGCTCAGAAAGAGGAGAGCAGACTGGCAAAATAGAAAAGAGGAACAGAAACAATTACTGTCGGAGTTGCTAGATGACGCTTGGTGATTTCACTGGTGGACCTGATCCTGCGGACGACAAGCCGGATGCAACGGCAGCGCAGCAGCCGATTGATATGCTTGCACCTCAGTCGGAGCTACATAATCGGGTCTTGCAGTATTTATTGCGGAGGTTGAATTACAGCGAACGCTCAATGACGCAATTCTATAGCCGCTGGAATGCCTCAGAGCGGAAGTTACAGGCATATATAAATCTGCCTGATTATGAAAACCAGATGAAGCAGATGAATAAGACCGGGGCTCCGCCGGCTGTCATCAGCATTACTGTGCCTTATGCGTTTGCTACGGTTTGGACGATAGTGACGTATTTGATCCATACTTTCTGCGGGCAGAAGCCCATGTTTCAGGTTAGCAGTTATAAATCTGAGGGAGTGATTCCTGCGCAGTATATGGAGACTGTGCTGCAATACAATGCTGACCACACGAAGATGATCCTGCGTCTCATCCAGTGGTTCCTCGATGCGGAGACTTATGGCTTCGGCGCGATCCGCTGCTTATGGGATGAAGAAATCGGGATGAGGACTAAGTGGATCGAATCCCCTTTGGGTGGTCTCTTAACGCCGAATGCGCCGAAGCAAAAGCTACGGCAAAGGACGAAGCAGAAAATCTTCGAGGGGAACAAGTGTCAGAACATCGATCCCTTTATGTTCTTCCCTGATCCTCGCGTGCCGATGGCAGAATTGAATAAGCGTGGAGAGTTCGTCTTCTGGCGTGCCTTCGAAGGCAAGCATACACTATTGAAAGAGCAGGCTAATGGCAACGTCAAGTGGATCGACAACGTCCCTAATATGCCACAGGGCGTTTGGGGGGAGATTACAGGAAAATCTGTTCGCGCGCTCTTATCTGAGGGACAGTCAACTCCAGGTGATCCACAATTACGAGACATTCGTGCAACGCCCTATTATCAAATCGACCAGTGCTCTATTGAAATTGTGCCTTCTGAACTCGGCATCGGTGATAGCGATACACCGGAGAAGTGGCTATTTAGTATAGGGAATAAAGGGCAGATTATTCAAGCTGAGCCACTGGACTATGACCACGGCAAACATCCTGTTGCTGTTATTGAACCTAGCGCTTTTGGCTATGCTTTCGGGGCACCTGGGACACTCGACTTCCTCGGTCCTATACAAGACACTCTTTCTTGGTTCATTAATAGCCATATACATAACGTTCGCACTGCTCTTAACAATATGTTTGTAGTTGATCCCTCCATGGTAGAATTGCAGGACATCAAGAATCCTGCTCCAGGCAAGATTATAAGGCTTAAGAGAAATGCTTACGGTCAAGATGTTAAATCAGTTCTGCAGCAACTTCAAGTCCAAGACGTTACGACTAACCACATTCAGTCGATGCAAGTTTTCCTTAGAATGGGTGATATACTCGCCGCCATCAATGACAATCTCCGAGGAATTCAGGAGGAAGGCGGAAGAAAGACTGCGACAGAGGTTCGAACTTCTGGTGAGGCTGGAGCTTCAAGACTTGCAGCAAGAGCTCGATACATTAGCGCTCAAGGCATGACTGATTTGGCAGAGCAGATGGCTTTGAATCTGCAGCAGTTCATGACACAAGAGTTTTATTTGAAAATAGTAGGACAGAAGGGCATGGAGAATCCGATAAATATAGGCCCGATGGACATCGCTGGCGATTTCTGGTTTCCTGTCTCAGACGGGACGCTGCCAATGGATCGAGCGCAGCTGATGGAGACATGGAAAGAGATCTGGATGGCGATAGTCCAGAATCCGATGCTAAGCCAGCAGTATGACCAAGGGAAGATTTTTGAATATTTGGCGGAGCTTGGCGGAGCGAAGAATATCTCGACTTTCAAAATGACACTTGCACCACAGGGGCAGATCAATGCAGGAGTTCAGTCCGGGAACATTGCACCACTGGGACCAGGAGCGGCAGGAGGCCGTCCTACAGCAGGCCTTGGGAACGGTGCCGTCTCGGGACGC